TATATGACAGATGGTCCTAGCGATAAAAAAGATCCAACAAAAATGGGTGATATACCTGGTAAAAAACTTAATAAAAAGTAAATGAAAAAAATATTTCAATGGCTTACCGGTGGTGTCATTAAAGATATTGGTGGCGTTATTGATAAGCTTACTACTACAGAAGAAGAAAAACTTTTAATTAAAAAACAAATACAAGAAATACTAGAAAAAGCTGATAGTGATGCTCAAGAGCAAGTCACCGAACGTTGGAAAGCTGATATGGCTAGTGATAGTTTCTTGTCTAAAAACATTAGACCTTTGGTTTTAGTGTTTTTAACGTTTGTTTTTACTATTTTAGCTTTCTTTGACGGGAATATTGGAGGATTCCAAGTAGCAGAGCAATATGTGCCTATATTTCAATCTTTATTAATAACCGTATATGGAGCATACTTTGTAGGTAGGACTTGGGAAAAGAATAAAAAATCAGGTAATAATAAATAAATGAAAACAATTAAATTAAATCAAATGGAAAACAAGATTACAGAAGAAGAGTTAAAACAGTTAGTAAGTTTAAAAAGTAAACAAGATCAAGCTGTGTTTCAAGTTGGGGTGTTAGAATCTCAAAAACATCAAGTATTACACGCTTTAGCTGGAGTTGATCAAGAAATTGAAGAAAATAAAAAAGCTTTAGAAAACAAATACGGTAAAGTCAGTATTAATCTACAAGATGGTACTTACGAGGAAATCGTTGAAGAAGCTGAAGAAGTTAAAGATTAGTAAAAATGTCTACTGTTATAAGAAAAATAAGCATAGGCGCGGATTATAAGAACGAAGCTATGCATTATTCAGTTAACCAAAATGTTTATGGTGGACACGAAATATGCAGTATACTTTATGACGAATCTGATTGCTCTTATAACATATACATTAAGAAAAACAACGAGGTAATGCCATGGAAGAAATTTAATTCTAACATGGCAATATCTGTTGAGTATGATTTAGAGTATTAATGAGAAGTGTTTTTGATTTTATAGTAGAACCAGTTAATGGTAGATACGATAATGAAGTTAAAATTGGTGATAAAAAACTAATTACAAACTCTAACATAGAAAACTTTAAATTCATTAGCAGAGAAGCTATAGTAATATCTACACCAACAGCTTTTAAATCACCTATAAAAAAAGGTGATATAATAGTAATACATCATAACGTATTCAGAAGATATTACAATCAAAAGGGTAAAGCTGTAGACAGTAGTAAGCTATTCAAAGATAATACATACTTCTGTCAACCAGATCAAATTTATCTATACAAAAGTAAAGATAAATGGAAAGCTGTAGGTAATAGGTGTTTTGTAATGCCTATAAAAAATACTGATCCATTCTCTCTAGATAAAGAGCAAAAATGTATTGGTATATTAAAAATCGGTAATAGTTCGCTAGAAGATCTAGAAATAACCGAGGGAGACTTAGTCAGCTATAAACAAAATAGAGAGTTTGAGTTTGTTATAGATGGCATGAGAGTTTACTGTATGGAATCAAATGATATTTTATTAAAGCATGAATACAAAGGAGACGAAGAAGAATATAATCCAAGCTGGGCAAAAAGCAGTTGAGGAACTTATAAAAGTAGCTAAAGAAGCTATTGTAGATTCTGATGACGACATAAGTGCTGATAGATTAAAAAACGCAGCCGCTACTAAAAAACTAGCTATATTCGATGCTTTTGAAATATTGAGCCGTATAGAAGAGGAAGAGAATTTACTAAAAGAAAAACCTAAAGATACTGAGAACAAAAAAGTGTTTAGAGGTTTTGCAGAAGGAAGATCTAAGTAATGTACGAACAAACTCTTGTAAAGACATTAAAAGAACACATAAAGCCTTCTATATTAAAAAGAAACAACAGATATAAGAAGTGGAAGTATGGTTATGATGCTGAACACGACGTTGTTATAATAAGTAAAGACGGAACTGTAGGTGAAGTTATAGAAATACAAAATCTAAAAATAGCTCTACCTAAAGCACCTAAAGAAGTTTACAGCTGTTCTGATATTAAAAAAGAACAGATGTGGAAGAGGTTAGAATACCCTAAGGAACTTTCTAGAATTAAAAGCGTTTTCGATTGGGAGAAGCGAAGTGATGATTTCAAAGAAAGTTGGTATGATTATATAGATACAGAGTTCAATAGACGTGAACAAGGTTTTTGGTTTAAGAACAACGGAAAATCAACATACCTAACTGGTACACACTATATGTACTTACAATGGTCCAAAATAGATGTTGGTTATGCTGACTTTAGAGAATCAAATAGATTGTTTTTTATATTTTGGGAAGCTTGTAAAGCTGATATTAGATGTTATGGTATGTGCTATTTGAAGAACAGACGTTCTGGATTTAGTTTTATGTCTTCGTCAGAATCAGTTAATCAAGCCACAATGTCTTCAGATGCTAGATTCGGTATATTATCTAAATCTGGTGCTGATGCAAAGAAAATGTTTACAGATAAGGTTGTACCTATTAGTATAAACTATCCATTCTTTTTTAAACCGATACAAGACGGTATGGATCGACCTAAAACTGAATTAGCTTATAGAGTTCCAGCTTCTAAATTAACTAGAAGAAAACTAAACGAAGGTGTTGAAGAAATAGAGTTAGACGGATTAGATACAACAATTGACTGGAAAAACACAGGTGATAACTCTTATGATGGTGAAAAACTAAGATTACTAGTTCATGATGAAAGTGGTAAATGGGAGAGACCTGATAACATATTAAATAACTGGCGAGTTACAAAAACTTGTTTGCGATTAGGTAGTAGAATTGTTGGTAAGTGTATGATGGGTTCAACATCAAACGCTTTAGATAAAGGAGGTAAGAATTTTAAAAAATTATATTATGCATCAGACGTCACAAGTAGAAACCGCAATGGCCAGACTAGCTCAGGATTATATAGTTTGTTCATACCTATGGAATGGAACTACGAAGGATTCATTGATGCTTATGGCGTACCAGTCTTCAATAAACCAAAAGGGGAGGTTTTAGATTCTAACGGTGATACTATATCTCAAGGAGTTATAGAACATTGGGAAAACGAAGTTGAAGGATTAAAAAATGATCAAGACGGATTAAACGAATACTATCGTCAGTTTCCAAGAACGGAAAAACACGCTTTTAGAGATGAGGCTAAACTATCTTTGTTTAATTTAACTAAAATATACGAACAGATAGATTATAATGAAGACTTAAACAATAGTAAACAAGTTACTGCAGGTAGTTTTCAATGGGTTAATGGAGTTAAAGATACTAAAGTACAGTTTATACCTAACAAAGATGGTAGATTTTTAGTTACTTGGATCCCTAAAGCTGAATTACAGAATAAAGTTATAATTAAAAATGGCGTAAAATACCCTGGTAACGAGCATGTTGGCGCTTTTGGTTGTGATAGTTACGATATATCAGGTACTGTAGATAGTAGAGGTTCTAAAGGTTCTTTACACGGTTTAACTAAGTTTAGTATGGAAGATGCTCCTGCTAATATGTTTTTTTTAGAGTACATAGCTAGACCTCAAACTGCTGAGATATTTTTTGAAGATATATTAATGGCTTGTGTTTTTTATGGAATGCCAATACTAGCTGAAAATAACAAACCTAGACTTTTGTATTATTTTAAAAGAAGAGGTTACAGAGGATTTTCAATAAATAGACCAGATAAAATATATTCAAAGCTATCTGTTACAGAAAAAGAAATAGGTGGAATACCTAACTCTAGCGAAGATATTAAACAAGCTCACGCTGCAGCTATAGAATCTTATATAAATGATTTTATAGGTGCAACTGAAAGAGGTTACGGTCAAATGTATTTTCAAAGAACATTAGAAGATTGGTCGAGGTTTGATATAAATAATAGAACAAAGTTTGATGCAACTATAAGTTCTGGTTTAGCTATAATGGCTTGTAATAAAAATAAATACACACCGGTGTACAAACAAAACAAAAGTAAACCTGTTTTAAATTTTAAGAAATACGACAACAAAGGATATACTTCAAAAATAATATAATAAATGATTTATAAAAGTGTAAATAGTTCTTTCCCTAGTCAGGTAGTACCTGATGCAGAAAAGCAAACTCTAGAATATGGTTATGAAGTAGGTAGAGCTATAGAAAATGAATGGTTTCGTGGTGACCGTGGTTCTGGTGCTGGTGGTAGGTTTGGTAATAACTGGCAAAACTTTCATAGATTACGTTTATATGCTAGAGGAGAACAATCTGTTCAAAAATATAAAGATGAATTATCTGTTAATGGTGATTTATCTTATCTTAATTTAGATTGGCAACCTGTTGCTGTTTTATCTAAGTTCGTTGACATTGTAGTTAACGGTATGGTTGATAAAGGTTACAAAATAAAAACATTTGCAACTGATCCAGTTGCTATGAAACAGAAAACAGATTTTGCCGCTAACGTATTAAGAGATATTCAAGCTAAAGAATTATTAGAAGAATTAAAACAAAAGGTAGGTTTAGACTTATACGCGAGTAATGATCCTGATAACTTACCAGAAACAAGAGAAGATTTAGACTTATATATACAACTTAACTACAAGCAAAGTATAGAGATAGCAGAAGAAGAGGTTATAGATAACGTATTAGAGTTTAATAGATATGAAGAAATAA